TCTGGCTATATTCAATGAGAAGTTTGGTATGCTTAAGCCAACCGAACTATTCGACCCAGTTACTAACGTACAGGTTGTGTACTACATGACCCAAGGCGGTACGGACTGGTCCTCATGGGGCTTAGGACCTAATGCCTACGATGGCACTCCAGGTGAGCACCTCATTACTAAATGGGAGAAGCAATTCCCTAAGTCGACAACAAAAGGTTAGGATTAAGATAACCCTATGGAAGATATTGAAAACATCGACACCCCTGCGGTAGTCGAGGAGCCTGTTGCCGTTGCGGTAGAGGAAGCGCCTGTTGTAGTTGTAGAAGAACCTACACCTGTGGCAGAGCCTGAACCTCAGCCTGAACCAACACCAGCTCCTGTAGAACAACCTGCGCCAATGCCTGTAGCTAACGCTGCAGTTACTGGCGATGTAGACGACGTAATCCTTGCTCGTTGTGTGTATGAGAATAAGTTCGAGCGCAAGTCTCTAACCATTCATCATCTACAACGTCGTCTTGAGGAGCTTGGCTACAAGGATGCTATTGGAGATCGTGATGGCTGGCTAGGTGAACTCACCATGATGTCAGTTAACAAGTTCCAACAGGACAAAGGATTGGACGTCACTGACAAGTCAGTAGACGCTAATACATTCCTTGCTATCTTTGCTGGAGATCCAAACGTAAATCCAATCGTCTAAAATCTTAAATAAGGAAGGCCACCTCATAGCAGGTGGTCTTCTTTTATTTTCTCACAAAGTAAAAGAAAAATGTTCCGTCAGGAAAAAAGACTCGAGACGTTTTGGAAAGTGTCTCAAACAACCAACTACCCATTCTCACGTCCAAGGCACTTAACCTTAAGGTACCGATTCTCCGAATTGTACATCATCTTATCACCGCAATTTGTACACAAGCGTCTCCGAAGATGATACAGTCTCCCTATGGCGCATACACCCGATCTTCCAGAGAGTGAACAAGTTCTCCTTCGTTCGCTTGTGAAGGATCAATTGTGGTGCCGTGTGCAGCTCCTCCACGAGGCTGGCTGGACATTGCAGTCTATTGCCGATGCGTTTGAGCCGCCGCGCAGACGAAGCACGATTCGCTCCTGGGTTATTAAAGAAGTCACTCAGCACGAGTTTATCACCGCGACCCCTATGCCTCCTGTGAAGAAGCCCCGCTCTGTAAGACAACGTCCCAAGTCACCAGGTATTCCACTCGATGAGCAGTTGCGCATCGCGCGGCTGTCGCCACTTGCGCGGCGTTACCGCTCACGGACGACTGCCTCGTCTGCTTCTTTCACCGCGAATAATGAATTAACCGTCATCGCAGGAGAACTTTATCTAAAGGGTGTTACAGTGTCTGAGCTTGCCCGTGCGTCAGGGGTTACCTACCGCGCGATGAAACGTCGCGTAGATAAGGCACTTCAATGAGAGTACGTCACGACCTGTTTCCTGCAAACATTACGGTTGTCCCTCCCAATGTCACCGATGACTTCAAATCAGTGTTGGTTTCCTCTTCTTCTCATTTAATCCATACTGGCGCTCGTTATCTCGAGAAAGTACGCCTTGTTGTCCTAGAGGACGACGAATCCTCAGTTCTATTAGTCGCGGCAGACCATCACACGGGACCGCGGATAATTTTCTCTGAAAGACTCCAAGACCTAAACTGGTCTGGGAATAAATCAGATGACTCCCAGGCGATTACTCGCTCTGGAAAGATCATCGCGTTTAAGTACGTCAAAGGGTGCAATTGCGGTTCCCGCCTTCGCTCCTGGAGCCCGTACCAAACGATGGACTCGATAAAGGACCCAACAACATGACAATAACCGAAATGACCAACTTCAATCCCTTCCAGCATTTTGAAGCGATCTCGACTCTCAACTTCATCATCCTCTCCCTTGCGGTGTTTAGAATCACTCGCCTGATTATTGCAGATGAGGTTTTCGCCTCACTCCGTAAAGCGTTCTGGGAAAAGTTTCCACCGGAGTCCTCTTACCTAGGATTCCTTTTTACGTGCGAGTGGTGCGTGTCTATGTGGGTTGCGCTTCCAGTTGTCCTCTTTTATGCTGCTTTTCCAACTATGACTTTGCTAATCGGGTGTATATTTGCCTTGTCGGCAGTATCAAGCCTTATAACCGCACGATTAGACAACTAATGTCTAAGAGTTCCGTTAACCAACGACGAGGAGTATAGCGTGGCTGTATTTAAGCGTGATAACAATTCACGTCCAAGCGGAAACCGTGCCCAGCGTAGAGCTGCGCAACGAGCGACTGCGCCCCAGGCTCCTACGTCATTTAACATTGACCCAATGATTAACTCTGCTCAGGCAGTAGCTTACTCAACTCCGCGAGCAATGACCGCGGCAGCAACACAAATCAAGCTTAACGATAAAGGCGAAGTTGAATACTTCAAGCAGCGCCGTGCCGGAGGGTCTACCGACTGGCAAGGTGAAGCGTGGGAGTACTACGACGCTATCGGAGAAATCAAGTATGCATTTAACTTGGTTGGATCCGTCGTCTCACGTATCCGTCTTTATGCGGCTGCAGTTGATAACCCTTCTGAATCTCCAGTAAGTGTTCACAACAGCTCCGTTGTTGACGAGCGTCTAGCGGCTGCAGCAGAGCGTGCGCTTGCACGTTTGGACTCAGCGTACGGCGGACAAGCTGGTCTCCTAAAGGATGCAGCTCTTAACCTCGCGGTGTCTGGTGAATGCTATCTTGTTCAGTTCCCAGCTCGCCCAGGATCTGGTGTTGCAGAGTCATGGGACATTAGATCTACAGATGAATTACAGGTTGACGCACGTAACAACTATGTTGTTGTTCCACGCCGTGACCTAGCAAGTGGTGGACGCACTGGACAGAACGTTGTTCAGCTCCCAAAGACTGCGTTTGTTGGACGTATCTGGAGAGCTCACCCACGCTACTCTGAAGAAGCAGACTCATCATTGCGCGGTCTCCTTGATCTTTGCGCAGAGCTACTTTTGCTCAACCGTACGTTCCGTGCGACTACTCGTTCACGCTTAAACGCAGGAGCTCTTTACTTACCAGACGGACTCAGCGTTGCTGGATCTCCAGATCCAGATTACCCATACGATGACGAGAACGATCTCAACCCAGGGCTTACTGTTGAAGAGGCAGAGGACGAGTTTGAGGATCAGCTCATCGACGCGATGACAACTCCGATTCGTGACGAGGATTCAGCATCAGCGGTTGTTCCACTTATTATTCGCGGTCCTGCAGAGCTTGGCGACAAGATTAAGCAGTTCAAGTTTGAACGCTCATTCGACCCAGCGCTTGCACAACGTGCAGATCGCGTCCTCGAGCGTATCCTCCAGGGACTTGACGTTCCTAAGGATATCGTTACAGGGCTAGCAAATGTTAAGTACTCTAACGCGCTTCAAATTGATGAATCTCTTTATAAGGCTCACATTGAACCGTTGATGCTTTTGATTGCTGACGCACTCACAGTAGTTTACCTACGACCAGCGCTCATCTCTTCTGGCTTCACTGAAGAGGATGTAAAGAAGATTGTTGTTTGGTACGACCCTTCACAGGTTGCTACTCGTAACGACCGTGCAGCAGACGCTGATTCAGGCTTTGACAAGATGGCGATCTCTTACGAGACATGGCGTCGCGCTCACGGCTTCTCAAATCAGGACGCTCCAGACGCTAAGGAAATCGCAATTCGTTTGATGATTGAAAAGGGTGCGATTTCTCCAGAGCTTACTCAGGCCATGATTGGAGCTCTTGCTCCCGAGGTTATGAAGTCAGTTCGTGATGCGCAGCAGGCAGATTCAGTAGCGCCTGTTCCTCCCGAGGTACAGCAGATTCTAGAGCAGCAGGGAGCACCCGCGCCCGCCGCAGCACCAGAACCAACTGAAGACATTTCAGGTCTAATCGACAAGGCAGTAGAAGGAGCATAACATGTTGAACCCAAACATGCGAGTAGAAAAGCCAGAGCTTGTAGAAGCGTTGGCTCGTGTATTAGGCGACAACGTAGTTCTCTACTTTAAGGCGCATGGACATCACTGGAACGTTACAGGACGTGACTTCTCACAGTTCCATGAGTTCTTTGGTGAGATCTACGCAGACGTACTCGCGCAGTTTGATCCTGTAGCAGAGAACATCCGCAAGATGGGTGCGCTCGCTCCATACCGTCTTGAAGAATTCTCAAATCTTTCATCTATTGAAGACAAAGAAGTTGGCTCAGACGCAATGCTTATGTGCGAGGATCTTCTCGCTGCAAATAACATTCTTATTGAGTCAATCAACGTAGCATTTAAGATCGCATCAGATCTTGACGAGCAGGGAATCGCAGATTACCTTGCAGGACGAGATGACGAGCACAAGAAGCTACGCTGGCAGCTCACCGCTTACCTTTCACCAACACAAGCAGACTCACTGGGAAAATCTGACGCTGCTCAACCTTTAGATGCAGACATGACTGATGAAGTTGTGCCTGTTGTTGAGCAGCTTATGGATGACGCAAATGGTTGCCCACTCTGCGGTTATGGCGAGTGCATGTGCCCATCAAGCGAAGGTGGCGTCTGTCTCTGTGATGAAGACTGCCCATGTCACCACTGCCATGTAGTTATGGACGAAGAGTCGTACACATTCCAAGACCAGTACTTCTCATTCCAAGAAGAGCAGATTGATGCAATGCAGGCAGCAGGA